GAAGTCTAAAAGTCTTCTGTATGCCAAGTCTTCCAGTAAAGAAAGATGGCGAGTGTGACTCATGTAATCACCAATGTGAAACTTGTAAAAGTGCATAAATTTTCCGCTTTTTAAACACCCTTAAAAAAGAAACTGCGGCAGGAGAAGGGATAACTCTTTTCGGCAGGATAATTACTCCCTGCCTAGCCGTGTTTCAAAACATTGTATCAAATAAATTGATTGTTGGTAATTTCATTTGTTGGTTTTCTGCCAAACAAACGAACAGCCTGGGCGTTCATATTCGCATATTCAGACTTAGAAAAGATGCCTTTTGCGTTCCTGATGTCAAACGGGTTTAGCAGATCACGAGGTTCTTCCACCTTTTCAGCCTCAATCAAGTGTGGCTCTAACGTGTACTGAGAAACCCAAGAACGACCCATCTTAATCTTTCCAATTTTTAGTTTCTTCTTGTAGCTCATCTTTGTGCAACAAGCTGCAATAGATAGTCTTGGTATGCCTGTTAAATCCTCTATTTGGTAGGAAGTAAGTGGGCCGTTTTGTAAGCATCTGATAACTGCTTCTTGGGTCATTTGTAAAGGTTCTCCAAGTTGATTGTTCGGTTTAGATGGAGTTCTAGCGTTCTGGCAAGCAAAGCTGTTACAGCCGCATCAAAGTCCTCTGGTTCGGTTGTATAAGCATCTGCCATTGTTTGAGAGTACCCAAGCAAGGCTTCAGCGCATCTTTTTTCAAGTATTTCAGTTTTCATACGAGTAGACTAGCATGATAAAAAAGTTGCGTAAATTAGGGAAAACCCCTATGTAAAAACAGGAATCTGTGTGGCACATTATGGGTGTGGGCAACAAATAACCCACATTTTTGATAAACAAATAGGAGTTAATATGAAAAACCAACCAGCGTTTCCTTGCGATTATGAGGGGCATTTGCCTCAGCGGAATGGCATGACCTTACGTGACTACTTTGCTGCCAAGGCTATGCAAGGATTTTTAACAAATGATAATCTGTTAAAGGCATCTTGCGAATGGCATCAAGATGGTAGCGAAATTAGCATTGCTCAATTAGCTTATGACCAAGCAGATGCAATGCTCAAAGCAAGGGGCGAATAATGCCAATGCTTAATGGAAAAAAGGTCGTAGACCTAGAAGTAGATGGAGTGGTTAGCGGAGATTATCCAGACTTCTGTAACGCCTACTTCTCAAGTGGATGCTATGAAGATGGAACGCCATTGACAGACGATGAGTTGAACAAACTTACTGATCTAGCTGGTGATGTTGTGTGGGAAATGGCTTTCGATAGTCTCACATGAAAACAGTATTTGTACAGTATTCTGAACATTTCTCAGACATCCACTACTGCCCTTATTGCCTAGCAATCAAGGGAAACAAAATAGTTTGCTGCCAAGAAGCAGACTTTATCGAGTTCAAGGATTTATTTCCTGAACAACAAAAAGAGATTATTCAACAAGAGTTAGATGAAAATCAAAGGAGTTAATATGTCAATAGAAATGTTACTGAAAAAGAACGTCAACGAACACGTTGAGAAGAAGAATGGCTTGTCCTACCTATCATGGGCTTGGGCATGGGCAGAAGCTCTTAAAGCCGATCCAAAGGCTTCCTATAAGATAGAGATGTTTAATTGCAAGTGTTACATGGAAATCAACGGCACAGCAATGGTGTTCGTTACAGTTACCATGTTTGATAAGCCAATGACTTGCCAACTTCCCGTGATGGACTACAGAAACAAGGCCATACCAAACCCTGATGCGTTTGCGGTAAACACGGCAATCATGCGTTGTATGACCAAAGCCCTGGCACTACATGGCCTCGGTCTATATTTGTATAGCGGTGAAGACGTCCCCGAAGAGGGCAGATCAGTAGTGATTACACCTACTCAAGGCGCACAAGATAATATTCCTCCAGAGGAATTACAGTACTTGCAAGAGATGGCAGTTGAATTGATTGCTACCTGTGAGCAAGGTGACCCCAAGGCAGCTTGGGATAAGTTGGAAGGAGAGAACCTTGATGCAGAACAAAAGATTGCATTGTGGACACTCCTGCCCAGTAAAGTAAGAAGTGCGTTAAAGAAAGCGAAGGAAATGTGATGGAAAAGAAAGATAACTCAGGCGTTTTGTTCAAGAACGATAAGAAAGAATCAGAGAAACACCCTGATTACAAAGGAAATATCACAGTGGGTGGTCAGGATTACTGGCTATCTGCATGGATTAAAGAGGGCAAGTCAGGCAAGTTCATGGGTTTAGCAGTATCACCCAAAGAAGACTATCAGCCCAAACAAGCCCCTAAGAAGGCAAGTTTTGAAGATTCTGACCTGCCCTTTTAGGAGAAACAAATGAACTATTACCCTGAACCAACTCCAGAACATAGGGCAATTTTGGCTAGTGCACAAAGAATTGACCACAATCCAACTGTAGAGGAAAACCTTGACGAGAGGATTCGTTATCTTGAATCAGAGTTAAAGCGAGTGAAAGAATCAAAAGAAAGTCTTGGCCCATTGTTGAAGATGCGGATTCGAGACATTCGACAGGCAATGGATTTCTGAGTTAATATAAACCCGAGGGGAGAGCTGTGCAAAGGATTTTCCTAGCTTGCAGACGAGCAGTTTTCCCCTCACCTAATAGGAGTTAATAATGGATATTAAAAGTGCTTTCGATAAAATGTTTAACTTACCTAACTTTCCACGAGTTAGGACTACAGACCCTCTTACTTCATTTGAAGCGGCAGAGTCTATCAAGCCAGTAGTCAACAAACACTATGACATCATTCTGGGGTGTTTACAGACCTATGGTGCGCTTGGAAAGGATGGAATAGCATCTCTTACCAAACTAGAGAGCAATCAAGTTGCAAGACGTTTAAACGAGATGCAGAAGATTGGTCTTATTCATCTAACTGGCAGAACAGTTAAATCAAATTCAGGAAGAAACGAAAGAGAATGGGCAATATGATAGAAAAACCCCCGTATTCAAAGATCAGCTATCCTTCAGTGCCAAACAAGGATTTCAAATGGTCTTCAGGATCAGACGTTCAGGCAATTTGGAGAAAGTTTGGATGGACTCCACCTTCAGAGAAGATGCTGCCACCACCACCCGAGAAATATCAAGAACCTTTAAGGAGAGTAAGATGAAATTTGAAATGAAATTGGGTTTTATTGAGAATGAGAAAATTACAGTCGAGACATGGGATTTCGATAAAATTGAAATTATCAAAGATTTTATTGAATTTCAAGAAGAAAATGGATGGGCGGTTGACTATGAAGCAGTTGACAACTCTGAGGATGAAACTGAAGAAGAAGAAATCCCGCCCTTTGCTTTAAGCACTCACGAGCCTTTGTAAGCTACTTTGCCAACAGATAAAGCCCCACATTGCTAAAGGCGTACCCTGCGTACACAATAGCCATGTGCGGGTTATCTTTCAATAGCTGTTCACCAGCGATATAGGCGTAGATTGCCCCCGTCAAAATGATTAGCCAGGCACTCAAAATGCACCTACATCAATTACTTCGCCCCTAAATTGAACCATGTCCTCATCAAATTTATGGACGAGTTCGGGCCATAAAAGCTGACCATTGAAGAAGTTTAACACCGCAAACCCCGATCTGTGGTTGTTTGGGTTTATCTCAGCATAAGTAAACTGTGGGCCATCAGTCTCAGCCAAAGTCCCCGTATCTACCCCGTATCTACATCCATTGTAATCAGAGAATGGCGTGACCTTCAAAGAGTGCAGATGCCCCGTAACTATTGATACACCAGCGTTTACTGTATTGTTGTGTGTGGCATGGATTCCACCCTTATATCGGTGCTTGATAATACATTGCTCAGTAGGCCACACCGCCCAACAAAATTCCCACTCGGTTATATGGTCTGTCAACTTAAAGCCCTGTACTTCCTTAAACTGTGGTGCGTGTTGCGCTAATCTATTGCCAAACCGAATATCGTGATTGCCCCATGTAAACAGTAGCTTTACATTATGTCTCGCTGCTTTAGCTATTTCCTCTATCTCACCCAACGCACCTTGCGTAGCTTTTAACTCTTGGATAACAGAAGTCTGTGGTTGGTCAGTTACATCATGTCTTGATATAGACGCTCCATCAAAGGCATCCCCGTTACATATCACCGCCTTGGGTTGAAACTTCTCTATAGCCCATAAAAGCCCTTTAAACGCTGTTGTTCGTTGACCAGGTATGAAGTGAGCATCAGAGAAGACAATAACTGTTCCGTCCAGTATGCCAAGGTTTACTTGTTTTAGCGGAGAGAAAGATTTTGGTCTTTTAGCATCATATTGAGCACTACGAGAGTCATTAGCACCTAATTTAACATCATGGAATTTTTCCATGTTGCGTCTGCGGTAGTTAACGGCTCTTTCAGTGATGCCTAGAATCTTTGCTACTTTTGTAACAGATCGGTGCTTGTCCCACAGTTCTATGAACTGCTCATCTGTACAGGAATTCATGCCATTATTTGATACCATGATAATCCTTGAACAGTAACTTTTCTAAAAGGTTGATGACCCTATGCTCTTGCATTTCAATCTCATCTTGAGATGATTTAGGGTCTTGTGCCACAGTCATTAAATCGTGTAGAAATATATGAAGTAGCTCATGCAAAGCAGTCTGATCCAAAGACTCAGGTGTGATCTTCTCAGCACCAAAGTCGCCTAGTCTGTAAGTAGCCAATCGAGCAGAAGCATTAAACTCAACAGAAGCCATAGCAGCTTTAGCTGGTTTACTTCCTTTTTCAATTCTCCAATCACCCAGACTAAGCACTTGTTGCCACTTTCTGACACTTTGTGCGAAAAGTTTTGCATCTTCGGGTGTAGGAATGTTAGACATTTCAACACCTTATACAGTATTTATGACAATTTAATTTAAGATGCCAACACAAGTAGTGCGTGATCTATGTGCTTTATGCGGTCTTCTAGCCCTATAAACCCACCATTTATCTTCTTGGTTAGGGTTCTGTAATCTTTTGTATCAGCGTATTGGTTCAGTCTGTGGGTGTCCCAAAACCATCCTGCTGTAAGTGCGGCATACATTGGAGTCGCTACCAACTCAGGTTGCATCACAAAATCCACCCCTAGAGCCTGACCCGCATGGAAATAGTTTGCATGGCCTGTCAATTGGATACATCCTCGGCCTCGGAAACGATACCCATCACCAGAAGCCTCATCCCTGTTGCCCATGCGATTAGAGTAAACAGTATTGGCAATCAACTTAGGATTACGAGCGCACATCTGTGCCTTGGCAGCATCAAACCTTCTAGGCCATAACTTCTGCAAAGCCTCTGCACGATAGTTCAAATTCTCTTCTAGGATTCTAAAGTTCCCACATTCATGCCCACATTGACCAATAAAAGCCGCTTTTCTAAGTGGATTCATAATGTCAAAACGCTCAAAAGTGGCATTCAGGGCATCTACCCATTCTTCACCAATGTGAAGTTGTCGGAGTTGGTCAGCGTTTATCATTCAACAAGTCTCTCATCTGGTTATACGAGTCTACGCAAGCATTCAAAGCGACAGTATTCTTATCCCCTTGGGCAACTATTTCTGCGATTGCGTCAATGGTTGCTCTTTCGGCATCAGAAGGTTCATTAGTCGGTCTGTCAGGTTCACTGGTTGCTTTTGTATCTGTGGAGGCAATGGAGGTACTTGTGGGGGCTTGTACGTTACTTGAGGGGCAGAGGCGCAACTTGCCAGCACGATTGGCAACAGCAAGGGCAGAAGTCTTTTGATTGATAGCATTGGTAGCCTCCAATAATTTAGTAGCGTTTTGGTTGATTTGTTCGTTCAGTTGTTGCTCTGTTTTACGAGATTCTTCATTCTTTTGAGCAATGGCAATCTTCATGTCGTTATCACGCTCTAGCCATCCATAGTGGTGTCCAACTTGGTATGTACCAAAGAGAGATACCAAAGCACCCACAATTAACCAAGGTAAAGGGATAGGAAACATTATTCAGCCTCTTTTCTTGCTTGAGCCAATTCTTCACGCTCATGGTCATCTTCTAAATGGTCAGGAGGCGTAGTCGGAGGAGGGCCAGGTGTCCAAGATTCATCTAGTTCTGGGTTCTTCCAAACAGGCATAGCACCGAAAGGTTGACTAGGCAAACCATACGCAGATTGCGGAGGGGCATAGGACGAGTTAAAACCGCCCATAGAGCCTCCATAACCCATTGGTTGACACATTGGTTGCGTTGGAGGATTAAACGCTCTGGCGGCACTAGACATAGCCCGTTTGCCAATAACTCCACCGATACCGCCAACAATCAGTAGAACAATGTCGTTCAGCATCTTGGTGTAGGCTTGGTCAATCGGGGCCATACTCTTGATTGGCTGAGTCACAAACGTGACCGAGTAGAGCAGGGAAATCACAATAAATGTGAGAATAAGTGTGACCGCAATCACAACAAATGCCCAAATTCTTACCTCAAGCTCTTCAGTTGTTAGCTTTTGTTTCTGGTTGGACATCATTGATTTTTTTCTCCAAGATTGGGGCAACCAAGTACTCAGGACAAGTCTGAGTGAACTGGCATCTAGGTTTTTGACATGATTCAGCATGGAAGTTATCTGGGTTTTGGCAAAAATAGCGATATTTCTCTTCGCAACCAGTGAGAAGTAAAAGAAGTAACAGATATTTCATTTACCAAGACCAACCTTTCCAAGTAGAAGATTGACAATTCTGTCAGACAGATCATCAGGTAAGAACTTCAGAAAACCCAAGAAATACAAAGCCACACACCCATAAATGAATATCTTTAGGCACAAGTCAAAGGTCTTTTGATACTCATTCACCGACCACACCTTCTTGTTGCTTCACAGAATGTCATCAACTCATTTACGCCAACAAAGACTAGAAACAGAACAAAGAATACTCCACCTATTGCCAAACCAATCTCTAGTTGTTCTTGTTCTTTCTCTTTGGCTTTCTTTGCCTCTGCCTTTAATGCACTTATCTCTTTAGCGTCTGCCAAGTCCATCTCTGCTTGACGGGCTTTAATCTTGTTCCAAACGTCAATCTTGCCTGTCTGCATGAAGAGCATCTTTAACTCTTCCTCAAACGCCCTGGCTTGCTCTAAAGCCATCTCAATCTGGAGAGCCGTACCCATGTTTGAGCCTTTGCCAGACTGTTTAGCCTGAAGCATTGCTTTGGTAGCTACACTTTTTGCGTCAAATAACTTCCCAATCATGGGCGCAAGTGAGCCTAAGTCATTGGCAACCTTTGCTGCCTTCTTGACCATCGAAATAGCTGACTGTATGCCAGCTAAAGCGGTTAGAGGATCGATCACTTCTTATCTACCTTTTGCCACTCAAGGCATACTACTTTTCGGTTGTAAACATCACCTGTCCATGCCCATCTAACACAACGATATTCAGTTTTCTCTTTACTAGATGCCACCAATGTAAACAACACTGACAGCATCAGTAGCCATTTCACGGGTACGCCCAAAGAATAATGTAGCTACAAAAGATTACAAAGCAAAGAATGAGGACTGCTACTGAGATAGCAAACAGCCCGTCTTTCATTACCTTCTCTCAGATAGGTTGTACTGACCAACAGCACTTGGTGCAACTACCGATCCAAGTGGTGCAGATTGTTGAGAAAGCATACCGCCTACACGCTGTAGTAATTCTGGACGTTGACGCAACAACATATCAATTGCCGCTTGTCCACCTCGGCTATAGGCAGCAGGCACTCCAAATGCCGTTGCTGTGCCAATTACAGGTTCAGAAAATAAGCCATAGCCACCACCTATTCCTAGCGCAATCCGACCTGTTTGAGATGCTCCCGTTGTGTCTCCAATGACTTCAAGTGCGGCATCCGAAATGTCTTGGCCTTTTGCTTTACCTTTAGCAAACGAAGATTTACGTCTAGTTGGGTCTTGTTGGCGCACAGCAGTAGCAAATTGTTTCGGTGTGAATACGCCACTTTTTGCCCCAGTATTAGCCGCAGCCACATTGATTACAGACAAATCACTAAAAGCGGCATCAACTCTACGCAATGTAGGAGTTTGCTTGGGATTTTGGAAATACAATTCTTTTTTAATAACACCAAGAACATCGCTCAATGCTTTGCCAATATTACGTTCAGATGCGCTACCGCTATTAAGATAATTACTTGCTGAATTACGCAAATCACTCTCAATACCTTTGTATGTTTGACCATCAAGTTTTTGTCCAGAAAACTTACCAAACACAATTTCGTTTAAGGTTTCTGAAACTGTTTGTCGTTGACTAGCGTCTAACCCTTTGGCTTTACTTAAAGAACCAAGAATATTGCTTGTTGTTGCAAAATCTAAATCAAATGATATTTTAGACAGAACATCATCATATTTGTCAGATACTGTTTTTGAAGCATATTCGATTGCATCTCTACCAATTACATCAGCAGGAAGACTTAATTTGTCTTGTTTTGTTGGGTCACTTGCTTTAGCCAATGCTTTGTTAATTGTACTTTTGTTGAAATCGAATAAAACTCGTTGTTTTGCATTTTGAATGCTTTGACCAATTAAAGGAATATTCTCAGCAAACTCCTCAAGTGTCTTAAATTGACCACCAAGAGTTTGACCTGTTGTTGGTGTGATTCCAAGATCACGCATGGTCTTTTCTGCTTTGGAAACTAATGGGTTGAGAACACGACCCGCACCCGCAACAACCTTTTCACCAATAGGGCCAGTAACTGCGCCCAAAACAACTTGCTGTCCTTTTTGCTCTTCAAAAGTTCCTTCTCCAACCACGGGTTGCATAGCACCGCCAACAGCACCAGCAGTTGCCGCTTGACCAACAGTAGACAAACCTTTAGCTCTAGCTAACTGAGCCACACGAGCCGCAGGAACAAGACTAGCGGGATTGAGAATATTGCCACCCAAACGAGCTACATCAAAACCAGATTCCCCCGCTTTTTCACGCTGTGCTTGATAACCTTGCTCTTCGGCTTTAGCCATCTCATCTACACGTTTTGCTTCCCTATAAAGCAACTCACTCAATGAATTAGGCTTTGTGCCACCTAAACTGGCTACAGCACCTAAAGCACGAGGAATCATCTGTGCGCCTGCAGTGATAGGGTCTTTTAAACCCATCATAAAACCAGATGAAGGTGCTTTTGCTTGCGGCATACTCCCAGAAATAGCTTGTGCTATTTGCTCATCAGACATTCCATCTGGAAACTCAACTACATCATTTCCTACTTGAACATAGATAGCCATATCAATCCCCTTTTACTATATCAAGTTGTCGAGTTTGTGGGTTATAACGCTTTGTTGGCGTTTGTGTTGGTGTAACAACAGGGCTAATTGGTAGCTCAGTACCACCTTTAGCCGATTGTGCTTGTAGCCTCAAACGCTCAATGTTATTTTGAACTTTCTTTTCTGCATTACTTAAAATACGCTTCATAGATTCTGGCTCAAGTCGTTGATTGCCAGCCACAACATCTTTCAAGTATTTAAGTTCTTCGTTAGAGTCATTGCCACCAAATTGCACCAAACGAGGAATTACAATTTCGCCAATGTTTGCTAAGAACACTTCTGTGTTTTCAAGCTTCTTTTGGTTGCCGATTGAACCAAGCGAATATTTAGTCGCTGCTGCTTGTTCAGGGCCAAAAGCACCCGCATAAATTCCTTTGTTTAACAAAGAAAGTGCGTCTTTATATGCGGTTTGCAATGAGAATTGGTTTTCAACGTTAGCTAAATTTTCACCAACAATTTTTCCAGCTGCTTTAGCTGCCGCACCTGTATCAACATTGATACCACCAATAGTGACATTACCAGTGCCTTTACCAGCACCCTCAACCTTTTTAGTTGCGTATTCAAGCATACGTTTTTGGAATGGATCAGTGCCTGGTATGAGTCCTGCTTCAATCAATGTTTTAGCAAACTCTGAGTACTTCTGAACATCAGGGCCTTTATATAACTCAAAACCAGTAACAGCATCAACCAAAGAATTTCCAACAACAACTGTTTTATTTGGTTTTTCAACCTGTTGCTCAAGGGCTTCAAGTTTTCTAGTTGTAAGATTTAGTTTTGCATCTCTTTCTGGAGATGATGGCTGTTGAGTTAAGACATCTAACTCAGTATTTAATTGAGCAAGTTGATTAGCAATCAAAATCTTTTCTGGAGTTGATTGAACACGCTCCCGATTAGCCGCAGCAGTACGTTGTTGAGCCAAAGCAGTCTCACTCTGAGCCTTACGATAGTATTCTGCAAGAGCCATAGCACCTTGTTGATCTCCAGCTTGTGACAACATCTTGATGCCTTGCACCATAGATTCAGGATTAGATTGGTCTATCTGTTGAAAAATAGCGTTTCTATTGCTAATCATGTTTAGTTGAGGGTCTTGCACACCCAAAGCACCCGCAATAGCACCACCAAGCCCCCTAGCACCCGCATAGGTCATTGCCGCACCTGCTTCACCAGGAGTCAGCTTGGCAAGGTCAATACCCTCACGCAAAGCACTTCTGCGTTGTTGCTCACCATACATTTGTGGTGTTAGTCCAAACAGACCCGCTACGATATTAGTTTCTGCCATGATGATTCCTTAACCATAAAGAGAGGGATACAGAGATTCTGTTGCCGCAATTTGGGCGGGTGTAATTCCTGCTGTCAAACTTGCTTGAGGAGTGCCACCAAACAAACCACCCACATATTGCCCCAATGCAGGGTTAGCTGCCAAACCACTTATTGCAGAGGCGTATGGGTTTCTAGTGGCATCTGCACCAGTAGCTAGAGCAACGCTTTGACCCGCACCCGTTAAGCCTAAACGACCTACGTTGTAACCTGCTGTAGACGTTTCTTTACCAAGACCAACGCCCAATTGGAAGGGTTGTTGTGCAGCAGTCTCAAGACCTTGAACTTGTCCCAAAGCAGTCGTATAAGGTGCATAAGCCGCTTGTTGACCACCATAGTATTGACCCATAGCTTGTGAGCCTTGACCCAATAGACCCGCACCAAACAGAACATCTTGTTGACCAGCTCTTTGAGCATTAGCCGCCAATTGAGCTTCTTGTTGAGCACGAGCGTTAAACAAAGCCTGTAACTCAGGAGTTGTAGCACCCAAAGCACCGCCTTGAGCCACAGAAAGACCGCCACGACCTTGTTGTTGCAGTCTGTTTTGCAAGTTAGCAAGTTCAGTCTCACGACCAGGTTGCAACAAAGCCATCTGCTGATTAAGATAGTTTTGTGCAACATCTTGAGGGTTCTGAGCCAAGTATTGATTGCCTAAACCAAACAAACTTTGTGCGCCTGTTTGTAGGGGAGCAAATGCTTGTTGTGCGCCTTCTGCTTGTTGAATACCAGACTCAGCTAACCTAACAAATCGATCTTGTGCATTCTTAGCTTCAGGGCTTAGTGTGTATCCTGCGCTAGTCAATTGACCTGTTACGGGATCAAAACCAAACTGAGAAGCACCAAATCTAGTGGTCATGCCAATAGGTCTAAACTGAGCCGCTTGTTTGGCAGCAGCAGTCTCTCTATCAATCATAGCTTGCGCTTTGACAGCCGCTTCTTTCGATGTTTGTTGTTGGAGAAGCCCTGCCGCAGTAGTTGCTCCTGCTGAAAACAAATTAGCAATCTGTGCAGTTGTTAAACCTGTTTTTACTAAGTCAGCTACTTGAGTTGTTGTAAGACCTGTAGTGGCGGCAGTTGTGGCAACATTTGCGGCAGTAGTGGTTGCGGCAGTCGTAGCCGCTGTGGTAGCACCCGTGGTTAATCCTGTTTCAGCCGCTGCAATGTCAGCTACTGTTAATCCCGTTGTTAAACTGCCACTAGAAAGTAGTCCTGTAGAAGCGGGTAATCCTGCTTCTAAGGCGGCAATGTCAGCCGCTGTTAAACCTGCTGTTAAACTTCCAGTAGTGCCAGCAGTAGCCGCAGCACCAGTAGCCGCACCCGCATTCAATAAGGTTGGCAATCCAAAGAGTAATGCTGCACCTAGTGCAAACTCTTTTAGACCACTTTTGACTTCTTGTTGAGTGCCAGTTTTCTCTACTTCACCAGTAGGTGTGTATTGGGTATACGCTCCACCTGCTTTGTTATCAGTGGCTTTGTAGGTAATAACATTCTCAAGTCCACCAATTTGCTGATCCATGCCAGAACCAGTAGTTTGATATACAGGTTGAACAACAGTATCGCCAAGTGTAATAGTCTGTCCATTAGGAACAGTAGCCGCCACACGAGAAGCAACCTCACCCTCATCCAAACCAACAGCTTGAGCCATTTGAGCAGGAGAGACTCCATAGGTCTCCATAGCAGAAACAATCTGGGCATCAGTCATGCCTGGATTAGCTACCAGAAAATCTACAATTTGTTCGCTAGTTACAGCCATGATTTACTCCAATGCTTGTATTTGTGCTGACAACGCATTGAGTTGCGCAAGCAGTTCTTCTTTGGTTGGTGCGGGCGGCGCTACGGGTTCTACCACAACGGGTGCAGTAAATACTCCGTTTGAGTAAGTCCAACCGGGGCCAGCATCTGGGCAGTCAATCCAGCCATTTTCAGCGGCTATTTGTGCATCAGCAACAACCACGTTAACCACTGTGCCGTTTTCAATAATTGCATATCTCATATTTGTTCCTTACCAAGTGTAGACACGGCACAAGCCAGCACCGCCAGCACCGCCAGCACCAGAATTAAATCCATTGGTTGAGCCTGCACCACCACCGCCACCACCAGCGGGTTGACCGCCTGCGCCACCAGAACCCGACACCGCCGCAAGGTTAGGGCTACCACCGCCACCGCCTTGACGACCAGAACCCGCAGTACCTGACGCACCACCAGTACCCGCCGCACCACCGCCACCGTCAGTTCCTACATTTGTACCACCAGCGCCCCCATCAAAGGCAACATTGGAGGCGTTAATAGACCCACCTTGCCCCCCACCCGGGCCGCCTTGAAAAGAACAACCGCCAGCAATTCCATAGTCAAATGGTGAAGAACATCCGCCACCTGCGCCGCCCCAACCATTAGCAGGGCCTTGGCTAGTCCCAGTAGATATTGTTCCGCCAAATGCGCCAGCGGCTCCATCAAGAGGAGAAGGCCCGCCTGTCCCTACACTAGACCCTCCGCTCAATGCGCCCCCACCCCCACCGCCTTGTGTACCGCTACCAACACCCCCAATGCCTCCACCGCCACCAAAAGCAGTTAAATACGCCCCAAAAGTCGTATTGCCGCCATTAGTGCCGGTAATCCCATTAGTGCTATTTGTAGTTTGGGCCGCGCCCCCTGCACCGCCAGCACCAATAGTCACAGTAACTGTAGAAGTAAGGTCAGAAGCCTTAAATAAACGCTGTGTATATGCACCGCCACCAGCGCCAGCGCCTCCCGCTCTGGTTGCTGTAGTTGTGTTACGACGACCAGAACCACCACCGCCACCAGCACCCCAACACTCAACCATTACAAAGGTTGCGCCAGCGGGTTTTGTGTAAGTTCCTGTAGTAGTAAACTCATTAAAAGTTGCACCGCCACCAGGTGCTGAACTAACCCAAGTTGTGCCGTTAGAAGTAAGAACATTTCCCGTTGTGCTTGGTGCTACCGTTTGAACAGCAGATGTTCCATTGCCTAGCAAAACATTATTTGCTGTCAAAGTTGCAGAACCTGTACCACCATTAGCGATAGGTAAAGTTCCTGTTACACCTGTAGATAAAGGAAGACCTGTAGCGTTGGTTAAAACACCACTAGCAGGTGTTCCTAACTGAGGAGTTGTCAAGACAGGGCTTGTCAGGGTTTTGTTTGTCAGGGTTTCTGTGCCTGTTAATGTAGCAAAGCCACTAGCAGTAAATGCTGCCTGAGTCCAAGCTGATCCTGTCCACACAAATAGTTGACTTGTGGTTGTATTGAAATACAAAGCACCCGTTAATAGTGCATCACCATCATTATCAACAGTAGGGGCAGAAGACTTAGCACCTAAGTATCTGTCATCAAAAGAGTCAAAACTAGCCGCTGCATTGGTAGCTGATGTAGACGCATTGCTTGCACTTGTAGAAGCGTTAGAGGCACTTGTTGCCGCATTAGAAGCAGATGTAGCCGCATTAGAAGCCGAGGTAGCCGCAGCAGTAGTCGAGCCAAAGATCGAATCTATTTCAGTTTTGGTATAAGCATTTGTAATGTTATAGCCAGCAATCGTTGTCGGATTAGTTCCTGCTGTGATACGTCCATACACATCGGTTGTAACAGACTGATAAGTTCCTGCTGAAACTCCAGAAGTTGCCAAGTCAATCTCATCTGCACCAACAACAAGACGGGTATTTGATGCTGACTGAACATTTAAGGTGTTGCCAGACTTGACCATACCTGCACCAGCCGTAATCTGACCCGCACCTGAAAACTGCGCCCATGTAATAGATGTGCTTCCCAATGTCCCACCTGCATCTATTGTGCAGATAAAGCCAGAATCAGCGTTATCAGTACCTTTTTCAACAAAGGTAAAGGCCGCCACCAACTCAGCATAAGTGTCAGCATCTGTTGTGCGTGTCCATGAACCTGTTGCACACAAGTAAATACCATTCTGTGAGGCAGTAGATTGGTCTTTAACTAAGACCCGATCACCCGCAACAATCGAGATGCCATCAATGGTTTGTGCGCCAGACAAAGTGATGTTTGCAGTGGTAGCCGCAACCACAGAGGCTTTTGCATCAATACCTTGGGCTAGTGCATCCACATAACCCTTGGTAGCCGCATCAGAATCGTTTGTAGGGCTTGCCAAACCAGTAATGGTTGCCGATGTACCACTATCCATATCCAATGCGCCAGAGATGGTCACATTGTTGAATGTAGAAGTGCCAGAAGCAGCAGTCACATTGCCTGTCAGGTTGCCAGTTACGTTACCTGTGACGTTACCTGTGACGTTTCCTGTCAAATTACCCGTTACGTTACCTGTCACTGCACCTGTCAATGGGCCACTGAAGCCAGTATTCGCAGTGATGTTCGTACCAGTAATAGCAAGTGGAGATGAACCACCAATTACCGCACCATTGATTGTTCCCGCACTAATTGCGGCAGAAGCAATCGTAGCGGCTGTGCTAACAGTAAGGTTGGTAAATGTTCCTGCTGCGGCAGTAGTTCCACCGATAACCGCACCATTTATCGTACCGCCAGTAATCGTGGCAGAGGAGTTATCTGTCTTTGTAGCTACAGCAGTAGCAATATTGTTGAACTCTGTGTCAATCTCAGTACCCTTAACAATCTTTAGAGGATTGCCAGGCGAAAGATTATCTTTGCTTGCAAAGTTTGTGGATTTTGAATAATTAGACATGGTTTATCCTATCTTGCCTTCTTTGGCTTGAAGTTCAATTTTCTGAATTGACAACTGAGTGCCATTGATAGTGGCTTCGTAACCAGTTTGTACGATTTTACCCGCACTAGACGCATTACTTGTTAATGCTTTAATTGGTATACCGCTTGAGTAGTCTGCAACCGCATATTCTCCAATGCCATACTCAAAGTAGCCTTGAGGTGGAATAAAGACGTTCTCTGACTGATAAGCACCTGAGTAATCAAAAGCCCACTTGATTGTGAGGAACTGGTTAGAACCACCAATCACCACGGCAGTAATAGACTTTAAAATAGAAATCTGATTAGGATTGCCTAAGTCGGCATTGTTGGTGTAGTAGGAAAATTGGTAAGTAGTAGCATCATCAAGATAACCATTATACTTGCCAATGTAGCCATTCTTGCCAATGTATAAATCACCATTTCGCAACGATCTTAGTGCGGTTGGTGAAATATTGTCCCATTTGGTTACACGGGAAGCACCATCTTGGAGACTCTGCTTTGTATCAAAACAGTAGACTTGCAAAGTAGCGGGTAGAACTAAAAGATAAAAAGCGTTCTTTTCTGAATAAACAGATTTAACGTTTGCTAGTGTTTCTCCCGCCAAGGAAGATTCCAAATCAAAACGAACATTCTTAGAAAGGTCTCGCAATGGAGCAGACTTCTCTTGAATTGTCCTCATCAATGAACGAACACCTGAGTCTGACAAGAAAACAACGTCAGTACCAATACTTTGAATGGTATCTCTAGCGATACACCCAATAGAGCCTACTGTGTCGCTTAGAACAAGAGATGCGGGAGTAGAAGCACCAGAGTAAACAAGAATCTGCTTCTTGCCAAAGATAAACAAGAAATCATTGTGAGCTGCCAAGCCCATGACTTCATCTGCACCATTAGGCCATACACGGGACACATCTAATGAGCCTGAAGTACCACCACCCCATACATGACCTGCAATCAGATCAGAGAAAGTAACTGTTACTTTGTCTGAAGATGTATTAGCCACCCACAAACGACCAAAAGCAGAGATGCAGATATTGGCTTGGGGAACTGTAGCTACATAACCAGACTTCTCAGAAACTCTGCGATAAGTTGTGGTACTTACGGCAGGGTCATAAATCAAAGGATCGTGACCAGTTTGGAAGAAGTATGCAATGCCATTCAAGGATGCACATTGCCAGTTACTTGCTGAGATGGTAGGAGCAGAACCACCACCACCATAGGTCAACTCAGTCACCGCATTAGCAGTACCAAGTTTGAATATCTTGTTGTTTCCAGCAAACAGAACAGTCAAAGTTCCATCGTTTTGGACTAACTCATGGATAACGCCAACATCGTTAGCACCTAGATTGCCAGAAGAAGAGTTAACCCTTGTCCAACCTTTTCTAGCACCAATACGACCATACTGATCCAAGATGCAATTAGTTGCGACCAAGGCAAAGCCCGACCCCAAATCAAGGGGCGAGTCTTCAGTATTCAGGCCATAAAAGCCTGGTGCTGAGAGACTGTAACTTTGGAGTGCTGATGCCATTAGACCGCCACAAAGTTGTCTTCAGGATAACGAGTGCTTTCCAATGCAATAGCGTCAGAGAGCATTCCACGGAACAGAGCATAAGCCTCAGAAGAGGCAGTCCCACCATCTTCACCACGCTCAATCAACCCACGAGCATAGGCACTTTGAGCAACCAAGTAATCAAGAACCTTGACTGAAGTGCCATCAGCAGACAGATTAGCCTGTGGGACAGTTACATCAAACTTTAATGTATATACGCCATCAGGAACAGGAAATAAATCAATCTTTGTGTCACCACTACCATCTACACCACTAAAGCAGAACTCTGAAGGAATAGACTGTGAGGGCGTACCAAAGTTTAACTTTCGGTTCATGTCAGCAACAGTAGTGTTATCTAAAGTAATAACACTTGTGGTGTTTATGGCATCGTTAATGCGAAACTTTTGACCCGCACCAGTTAAGGAATAAGAACTTGTGGCAGCAGTAGTAGTAACTGTAATTGTTTGTCCTAAAACATTCCAGTTATAGGAATCTTCAATCTGACGTTTTGCATCGTTGACAAACTTGCCAATCAAAGAAGAATAGGCTGTTTCGCCAACAGTAGTTACTGTGCTTTCACGCAAGCGAACTAACACATCGTTAACAAGTTCTAAGTAGGTCATGTTCGTTGTGCTCCCTGAACCTCAAATGTTGCAATAAAGCTAAATGTGCTACCCGCTTGGGTTGTGATTTGGAGTTTGTCGCCCTCTTCAAACACAATATAGGCATTGCCATCAAACTGTAGATATTCTTTTGTACTAAAGTCTAAAGCTGTAAGAATGTCTAAAGTAGATGCAGAACTTGCGTCATACCACTGAACAGTAATGTGCTTAGTCGAACCGCCAGTGTTGTGAATGTACATCACAGTAAACTTGGCGTAATAACCCGTAGGAACTGTATAAACAGTTGTCAGCGTATTGGCTGCTGGGCTAACTCCGACTGATTCTGGCCTCATTTACTATTCCTCTTAGAGATCGCTTTAGCCTTTGCTTTAGCGTCTTCCTTGGACGTTGCGCCCCAAGCTCTAAGAGAAAGTAAAAGTCGGGTAGGCTTTCCATCTTTCATCTCAGGGCCAGAATTGCCGCCCATTCGTGCTAGAAAGGATGCCCTACGAG